GTGAAAAATCTTGCCGACGTGCAGCCTGTATCCGAAACGGTGGCTACCGATGTCGTTACCGAAACAGTAGATAATGGTGTTCCTATCAGCGATAGCGTGAAAGTTGCCGAACTAACGGCAAAAGTCGCTACGCCCGAAAAAGTGAAAATTATTGAGCAAGCTAAGAAAGCTGCCAAAACATTAAAGTCTTTATTTCCAAATTTCGATATTGTTATCCACGATACGGTAGATAGTTATAATGCTGCTATGTCGAGAATGAATAGCGAACAGAATACTCGTGGTAATTTCTCGTATCAGCAAAATGCCGATGGCACACATAGTGGCAGGATAAACATTAACTTACAGAACGCAAATAGCCGTACCGTTGCACATGAGGTCGCTCACGCTGTTTTATTGAAAGCGTTTGGCGATAACCCAACTGTATTTAAAAACTTCAAGAATAAGCTGTCAGCGATTTTAAACAGCAGTAAGAATACTGAGCTGAATAAGTTTGCTGAGATGTACGACAAAGACGTGTCGTATGAGGAATATTTAGTGGAGTTGACAGCGATGCTTGCCAATAACGAAGCAAGCATTGAGCCTACGGTATTACAGAAAATAGCGGCATTAATCAATACGTTTGTATCTAAATTGACAAATGGTATGGTGCAGCCGTTTAATGATACGGCAAGCGCTAAAGATGTTATTGACTTTTTCAATGCCATATCAGCAGCCATAAAATCAGGTACGGAGTTAAATCTTGAAGGAAATAAATTAACGGATAGTGTAAGTAGGTCGCAAAATCAGCCATTAACATCCGCATCTATAATAAAGTCATTAAGTAAGGTAAGTAATTTAGAAAATATTTTATCTAAAATTAAAACCTTTACAATAGATGACTTAAAAGACTTTTATCATGCATCTGCTAACAAAAGGGATGGTCGATTAACTGCTAATACTGCTCCACAATTTGGCACGGGTATTTATTTTTCTACAAATAAAGATACTGTAACTGATGAATTTGGAGACAATGTCACAAATGTTGCTTTGAATTTAGATAAGCCAGTGTTTACAAATACTAAAGAATGGTATAATGTAGTAGAATTAGCAATAAAATTAGCAGATGAAGATTATGGCAAAAAGAATAATTTAACTTTAGATGAAGACGAAACTCACCATAAATATGATTCAAGTGATTTATCTGAAATAGATGAAATTTCGGCTAAATTTATATCTGAAGCAGCAAAGCAGTTAGGGTATGATGCTATTATAGATAAGAATGGACAATATCAGAATGAAATATCAGTAATAGATGAATCTAAAATTATCTATGAAGAAGATTTACCTAAATTTATATCTGAAGCATATATTAAAGCAAAAGAATCAGGTAGTAATCCTGATTTAGTAAATGCTGTTGATAAACTTATTAGTAATACGCAAGAGCCTAAAACTGTAAATAAGTCGCAGTTAGATGATAATGTCATAAATACCATTATAGAACGTGGTAGGAATCAAGGTGTAAGCGATGCTACATTACGAGCAGTATTAAAACGTCAAGGCATAAGCGATACACAGATAGGCAAATATTTAGGCAACATGAACCCCGCACCTAAAAAGGTAGTGGTAAATGAAATGTCGGCACTTAAAGACCAATTGCGCCTTGAAGCGAAAGCAGCACGTGAAGCGAAAGCCGATGTGAATACTTTCAGGAAAATGATAGGTAAGGTTATTGCGGCAATGGAAACCACAGGCAAAATAACCACCAAACAAGCACAGCAACTAATATCAAAATTAAGTAACCTAAATGTAGATAATGTTGCACACGTAGAGAAGTTCTTCCAATATGCCGAAAAGGTATTTGCTGATGCTGAATATGGACAAAAAATGTCCACAGCACGCAAAAATATAAGTCAGTTGAAAAAGTTGGCTAAGAATAATACTAAGGATATAAACCTTAGAATGCTGGCACGACAATTTTTGGATATAGACCCTTCAATGGTCGAAAATATTGATGAATATAATGCAATCGCAGAACAAATTCGTGAATCGCTTGTGGGTTCAAAAGCCAATACAAAACAAGGAAATGTCAATCAGGCAAATATGGTGTCTATTGAAAAGACAATGGATTACGTTTGGCGAGAAATGGCATTACAGAATGAAGCAAAAAGAGTACAGGCCGCAGAAGAAATGAAAGCATTAATGGACATAGACCCCGACGGGCTTACTTATGACCAATTGCAGGAGCTGCTTGCGCAAGAAGAAGAAATATCTGCGAAATTAAAAGAGAAAATACGTGAGCAAATAAAGACGATGTTTGATAGGTATTCAAGCACCATTAATCATATGATTAACGAAAGCGAAGACCCATTTACGTATGAACGCTTATCATTTACCGATTCAGAGAAAAAGACCATCCGTGCATTTATGGATATGGACTTGTCATTGCTATCCACAAAAGAAGCACTCCAAGCAGTAGATGCCCTCAATAATTTTATCGTGAACCGATCGACGGCAGGGATGGATGCATTAGTAGGTGCCTACACAGGGCGCAAAAATGTCAAAGAACTTGTCGATAAAGGCATTATAGCGAAAACCCTAAAGTTATATTGGAGCAAAATATTGGGTGCAGTATCAGGTGAGCAGTTTACGAACATATCTTTGCTATATGAAAAGATGTGGAAAGGATTTGAGCGTGGTGGTGCTGTCGAAAAAGCAATGGGTGTCCGTGACTTTTTAAATGGATGCGCCAAAGCACTTAATACGTCAAATAAAATGGTGAGTGAATATGTAGAGAAGTTTTACTCCCAAAAAGCTAATGGCGAAGCATTCAATACAGCATACAATGATATTGAGCGTGGATTAACAGCTACAATGGCACGTACCGTATGGGGAACGGAAGCGCAAAAGCAAGCCGTATTCAACAGAAGAAAATCGTTTATAGAAGAATCTATCAAAAGAATGCGTGAAGATGGCTCGAAAAGAGAGCAGGAGAAAGCCGTTCTATATCAAAAAGCATACGATAAGTTATTGGCTAACTCAAATAATTTAGATGAAGTAAAAAATGCTGCCGATCCCGTAAACCGTGAAGCCGTAGAATTTTGGATAGATAAATGGGCAGGCTTATACGATAAATTTGCCGACCTATCCGAGCGTGTATATAATAAAATTTTAGAGCGTGACGCAAATTTTACGCCTATCCGATACACTCAGCTTGACGAATACGAAAAGGTAGAAGAACTATCGAATGATACATCTGCGTTCCATTCCAATAATGGAACGGTTTATAAAAAAGAAGCAGGCTCATTTATGCAGACCGTTGACCACGAGAATTTACCTAAAGGTAGATACCTTGACTTGTCATTTGATAAAGTAAATGCCAATTCTATGCATGATGCACTTACCGATATGGAAACAGCACAGTCGATTAGACAGATAGAGGCTTTTGAGAACTCTCCTGACCTTAAAAAACTTGTGCCGGATTCTGATAACAGAAAGATGTTAAAACGTCGTGTAGCGAATCTAATACGTGCAGAGCGTGGTAAAATGTCATTTGATAATAATGACTTGAATAAAATGGCGAAAGTGATAAATGGTCTTGCAATGGTAAGTACTAATATGGCTTTAGGTGGTATCACTCAAATACCTAAGCAGATGCTTACCGCAATGACTAATACTTTCGTAAACTCAGGATTGAAACTTGATATTGCAGCAGGATTTGACCCTAAAAAGATGGCATTTGTAGATAAGTCAGGACACTCAATTGCTAATCGTGGAATAAAATCTCATGCCGACGTTGAGCATATCAATAAACTACTCGATTTAGCAGCGAAATCTAAAGGAGAAAAAGCCGCTAAAGCCATAGGGCAAATAGGAGAAAAATACATGAAGTATTTCCTTGAACATCCCGACGTATTTGCTGCAAAAGTATCGTGGATTACATTTTATGAGCAAAGCCTAAAAAATCAGAATATAAACCCAGCAGGATTTGAAGATAGACCATTGAATGAAAAAGCTGCCGATTATGCTACACGAATGGTAGATAGAAATCTTAATGATTCAGATGCACATAAGCAAGGGATGTTATTTACAAATAATAATCCCGGACTAAAGATGGCATTGAAGACCATTCTTCCCCTTGCAAGTTTTAGGCTTAACGCCACTGCAAGGCTTAATAGTGACCTGATAACATTTACAAGCAAAACTGCTACGGTTGAAGATAAAAAGATAGCAGCGAAGTCGGCAGCAGCAGGACTTACAGAGCTTGCAATATTTGGGGCCATGACTACGGCTATATCTTATGGCTTATTGCGATTGACTCGTAATTTGATGGGTAGAAAAGATGGTGACGATGAAAAGGAGAAAGAACTGGATAACGCTAAAAAAGGTGCTTATACTCGATTAACAGGAGATTTATTTTCTCCACTTCCATTCTTAGACCCTGTTGTAACGGCAGGTATAAATGGTATGATTGACGAACTGCAAGACTTAAAAGGTGTACCCGAAAAAGATAGATTTGCTTTGTATGATAATATGGATAAAACCATTTGGGATCAATTAGGTGTATTCTCTATTGCACCTAAGCGTGCATATCAGTTTTTGCAGGCATCGAATATGGTGCGTACAGGTGAGTACACTGATAAATACAAAAAAGTGCATAAGCTAACTGAAGAAGACAGGAAGTTTTTGCGTGACAATATATTGCCTGCGGCATTTATAGATGCTTGGGGTGTTGCACCTACGGAAGTAGATGCTATTGTTAGGAACTCAATAAAGGTAGCGCAAAAAGGTGCGTCAGACGCTAAAAAAGCCGACAAAGATGAAAAGAAGCAAAGTAAATTAGATAGGCTGCAAGGCTATGATACTGAATCGGAAATGAAACGATACGACCCTGCTTTATATGAGGAAACATTTGGCAAAAATTCTCCGAACTACGAAGCTGAACAAGCGCAAAGAGATGCCGAGAAAGAAGCAAATCGTGAAGCACGTAAAGCCGAAGATGAAGCACGTGGCTACAAAAAGCCTGAAAGAGAAACTAAAAAGCGCAATTCAAGGTGGTAAAAGATTGCAACCGCCCTTAGTTAGGACGGTTGCTTTTTACACTACCCTACTCTTATATCGTTAATGTGAATTGATTTGAGTTCTTGTTTGATGTTCCACCAAAATTCGTTGGTATGAAATACATCTGCCAACGCAATTTCGTTAACAGCAATCAAAGCGCATTCTTTCGCCATATCAGAACTCATTGCGTATAACCCGTTTGGATTTTTTACAGCGTAAAACTTATCGTAAAGTTCTTGTGCTTTTTCTTTTGGATTCATAATGTAAATATTTCACCGTTAAATAATTCTGTTTTTATACCATGATCCCCTAATTCCTTAATCCTGAATTTTTGCAGTTCGCTTACTTTGCCAGTTGGCGTTTTAACTTCTACAAATAGCACATCGGAATTTTTAGGGATAGCAATTAAGTCAGGAATCCCGTTCTTATTGGTTCGCACCAATTTTATTACGTAGTAGCCATTGGCTTCTAATTCCTTAATCTTTTTCTTTTGAATTTGCTGCTCGGTCATAAAAGGAAATTTAGGGCGCACGTTAATACGCCCTTCGTGAATAATTATTTTCCTTTCAAATTAGATTTGAATGCCGGAGAAAACTTTACAGTAGCCGAATCGTAAGCAGGATTACTGTATGGTTTGCCATTGAATGGCGCAATGCCACTCTTAGCAGGAACAGTAATACCTTCCAATAGTAAATGCCCAAACTGTAATTTCTCTTTTTTCTTCATTGCACTTTCTACGCAAGCCTCCAATGCGTCAAGCATCTTTTCAACTTGGTCACTACTTGCGCCTGAAGCCTTTTTTAATTCTGATACTAATTCTGATTTTTTCATAATAATATGATTTAGTTTAAAAATAAATTTGTTTCAAATGATATGGCGCATTACTGCCAATATCGTTCAATAAGTCAAGGATAGATAAGGCTTTCTCATATTCCCATTGACCTTTCTCCGCTTTACCATCGGTGCCGATAACTTCAAATAAAGCACCATTTACATCGGCAATGGCATTACTGATGTCGATGCTTTCTTCAACAAGACTTACCATTTTAGGGAAATCTTCCTGCCGAAATATAAATCTGTCCGCAGCAAAATATTCGTAAGGCAGACACGTTTCGTCAAGAAATATTTCTTTCAGTTGAAAAGCCATATCACCATTTGGATGCAGAAATGTCACATATACGATATGGTATTCATTACCTGCCGTTACCCACTTCTCGCGTGGGATTTCTATCGGCTTTCCTTCATCGTTTACGCAAATACACTTAATCATCACTTATCCTTTACAAATATTCCATCTACCATTTTTCCACTTCGTTTCGCAATTACATCGTAAGCACTCTGAACGCAGTTATCTATGCTCAAATCATACATCTCAGCGAGAATAGTAAGCACGACAACACAGTCTCCAATCCCATCCTCAATTTGCTCAATGTCATCTTTTTGGATAGCACTGCTCAGTTCTCCAACTTCCTCAATTAATTTGATAAATTGAGCCTTGTTGTTCGACCGCATGAAAATACCTTTTTCTTCGGCCCAGTTCACAATTTTTTGTGTCAATTCTGATTTCATAATAATAGCTTTTTAAAGTGATTGACGGTGAAGTTCTTCTTTTTACTCACCATCTTATAAATTTTTTGTTCAATTCCACCCTCAGCAAATACCCAATAAACAGTATTGTCAGGTCTATCCACCGTAGTCATCCTATCCCTACTCTGCCAATAACTCGTCGCACTGAAGTCAATATTGTAATATACCAAACAGTCAGCAGCTTTCAGCGATATGCCTTCCCTGCCGGACACAATCTGCAAAGCAATATTTTTATCAGTACTATTAAACTCGTCAATATCTTCAGTTAAGGCTACACCAAAAGCATCCTGTAAGGCTTTTAATTCTTCCTTAAACTTATAGAAGATGCCAATCTTTTTTTGGCAGAAATAATCTCTAATGAACTGAGCCTTACTATCGTCAATCACCATGCTATTGCCGCTCTCAAACTTTACTGTTCCCGAATACATCTGATGCACTTTCGACATCAACTTAACTGCTGTATCAGCAAGTATGGTTTCTTCTTTGCCTTCAAGTACCAAATCCTTTGTGAGCTTCGCAATCATAGCATAGGTACTATCCATCATTTTTACCGTCAAAAAGTTCTCGGTAATGGTAGAAGTAAATCCAGCTTCTTTTTGCGTATAGTTGATAGTGTACGGTCGCATAGCGTTGATAATTTCTTCGCTGCCATCTGAATAGTCATTTACAAGCATGCCGCCAATCATTCGCTGTTTTATCTTTACGTACTTCGCAGCAAATTTATAAAAGTTTGCGAACTCTTTGAATGGATTATTTGGAATGCCATATACCTGATGGTACATCTGTGAATAACTTTCAGGGGTCGGTGTTCCCGATAAAAGAATAACCAATGGCGTATATTTCTTTATAACTTCTTTGACAAGTTTAGCTCGGGCTGATGGCTTCGGAAAAGCACCCATACAATGTGCTTCGTCTGCTATGATAATATCCCATTGTTGGTCATCTTTCACGAGGTGCAGACTTTCATAGTTTATTACGAGTAGATTGTAGTTCGGATTGAGTGCTTTGTAGTCACGCTGTATGCTTGATATAGCTTTTTTCTTTGTTACAAACAATACACTTTTGGCATCGAAGTTTTGGCAGATGCCAAGTGCTGTAAGCGTCTTTCCTGTACGTACCTCCATTGCAAGGTATAAGAACCGATTTCGCTGAAGCATTTTGGAGCCTTGCTTGATTATGTCTAATTGGTAATCCCTAAACTCTACTTTTGTAGTACTCATAACTGTCAAGTATTTTTTGTGTGATAATAGGATTTGTTTTGTAAACAGATTTTTTAATCTCCTTCATGTTTTTGCCAGTACCTACCGTAACTGTTTTGACTTTGGTAATAATAGCTTTCAAATTGCTTATGTATTCAAACATCATAGCATCGCTATATCCGGGCTTATGAGGGATTATGTTCATCGTTAGGAGGTAATGGTAGTGTACACCAATGAGTAATATTTTTTAGTATCTCAAAATCTCCTGCGGCTTTCCATTCGCCATATGTAGGGTCATAATATGCTTCGCCTACATTCCCATCAATATCAGCAAATATTACTGAGAACCAATTTTGAGGAAGTCTATCCTCTACTTTTATCCAATTTACTTGTTTCATTAGATTTGATTTTAAAATGGCACAATGTCATCCACGTGAACGGGCTGAACTTCTGTGTCCTTTGATTTAATAATTATCCACTTTCCTCGTTGGTCTCTGCCCTCATCAGGCATACACCCTACCTTGTACATTGCGTAAGCATTCAGCCATTTCCCAAACTTATTCCTGCTTACCGTCATTTTACTTTTAGGAGAGTAATCAGGGTATTCACCAACGAACTGCTCATACAACTCAGCCGTATATACCCTCACATTTATATCTATAGGTAACTCTTCCTTTTTGTCAATCAGCCCACACCACTCAATAAACTCATGGCACGTTTCAGCACTCAATTGCCTTATACGTAAGTTCACAAATTTACTCTTTACAAGCCCTGTGTTCATATAATTCTGTAAACACTTTATCATGTAGTTGTCAAATTCACACCAGTCATCATCGCTCCAGTCGCCAAACATCAATCTTTTAAATTCGTCTTCAGGCGTGAAGCTCTTACTGTAATATTGGTGCAGCTCAAGCTCCCATTTTCTCCTTGCAAATGAGTTCCCGCTACCTTTTATTGCGTAGTTCGTAGTAATAGCCACCTTTGGGCTTTTAGCAAATGGTATCTTTATCGCATCCTTATTTTTCTTTTCAAGCGTCAAGCCTTCCGTAATTATGGAGAATAGTCGCTCAAAGTCGAAGTACTTCTTTATGTCATCGAAGCATAATATCTGCGTGTCAGCACTCACAAGCTGATAGGCAAATGACTTTTCAAACATAAAACTCTTGCCGTCAATCACCACCAACTTTTTCATGTGACCCAATGAAGCCATTAATATACCTTTGCCTGTGCCTCCCTCAGGGTTATCTGAAATAATCTCGTCATTTAAAATTACCGCCGGACAGCTTGAAGCATTTTTGTAGCCATGCATTAAAAAACCAATGGTACTCTCCATCGTTTTGATCCTGTCATTGTCATTGCCATTGATATTTCTAATGAACGTCTTGAAGTCAAAGTTATCGGTTACACCGCAAAGATTAAACACCCTATTTATCACATGGTCTTTCCATACGTATCCACCTAAATCTAAATAGTCGATAGTGGTAATATCTTTGGTCGTAATTCTTACGGCACAGTTTAAATAGTATAAGTACGCAGTATCTTTGGTATCGGCAATGAAGTATATCTCAATAGTGCTTAACAGCGATAAAAATTCGTCCTTAAAAAATCTCGTGTTGTCGGCAAAGTAGTTATAAACAGACAAATCATCGAGCTGGATTAGGTAGTTTAAAACGAAGTCTTTGATTTCTTTCTCCGATGTGTGGTCAACTAAGTTGTTAGTAACCTTTACGAACACATAAGTCTTTCCGCCTTCAGGGCAATATTTGTAAAACCCATTGTCCTCTAAGAACTGCTTAAACAGATGGTGAATGATTTTGCAGAACCCTTTATCGTTCTTGTACCAAAATTCAATGGTCTGATTTTCGTCTTCGACTTTCTTTAGAACACTATCAATTGTATCGCTATCCAAGTTCGTGTCCTGTAATTGGTAGCGTATCTCTTTTTTTGATACACCACGTCGCATGCGCTCTTTTATTACACTTAGCTTATCGTCGTCCTCGTAGTATTTCGTGCCGTGTGCTGCCGTGTTCTTGTACGCTGATTCTATGGTATCATTAATTTCTTTGACAGGAAATGTTTCGCTTGCGTATTGGTGAAGTATGTAACTTGCAAGTGACTTATTTATTCCGAACTCATTCATCGCCATCGCCAAAATATAAGCATTTTGGTTGCGTGACCCTTCATTCATTGGGAACTTTTTTGTCCACCATTTCACCAAAATTTCTACAATTCTATTCTCGTCAGAGATAGGAATCGTCGGTGCATCCCTATACTTTGAGACCTCTTTGTACTCCGTTTCTTCGATGGTGTCCCAAATCGAGGAATTTACATTTATGAATAAAAGTGGGTCGTAGCTTTCAAAACATACACGGCTGATATTTTTGCTTGTCTTGTCAAAATATGGGCTGTTAAAATGTTTCTCCAAACTATTAAAATGACTTACATGATGCTCAGGCATCTTCGGTATTTTCACCAAAACTTTTAAGCCATTGCCTGATGGAGAAATGAACACCGAAAAGACATACTTGTCTTTAGTCAGCATTTCTTTGTCGATAAGCAAATCCTTTTGGGAATTGTAGCCGTCGAAGTCAAGGCATATTATGCCGGAATGCTCTTGCAGGCATTTATCCTCACGTTTGGTGAAAGTTCCACTGAAGCAAATGGCTGGCAGCATCTTTTTTATTTCATTGCGCTGCGTCTTATCTTTTTCGGTACGGACTTTCTTTACTATGTCTTTAGACTGCCCCTCTTTTATCCTGTTCAGGATGGTATAAATATCCCGATGGAATGGCGCATCCGTATCTTTTATGTTTTTAAAAATGGTGACTGTATATGATGCCATACTTTTTTAGAATGTTTGTCTGCGTTTTTGAAGTTCTTCTTTGACTATACTCCAATATAATGAAAAACCACTATAAGGGATATTAGGGTCTTCCATTTGATCTATCATTTCATCAACTGCTATTAATGCACAATCAATTGCCGATTTTGTAAACATATTTGATGATGTAATACATGGCTTACTACCTTCGTTGCAACCTTCTGCCGATATGATTAATGATTTATATTTATTAACCAATTCATCTGCTTTTTCTTTAGGTATCATTTCTTAAAAAATTTTAGGGAGTAGTTATTAGCTACCCCCAAAGTTAGCAATTAGAACGGAATATCATCATCGGCAGCCGCAACAGGAGGTGCAACTTGTGGTGCAGGCGTAGATGTGCCTTCGGCTTTCTTAGTCGGCTCAAACGTATCAAGTTCAATGTAATATTTGCCAGTACTGCCCGACTTTTTTACGTCAAGGTTACACCATCCATTCTTTGCATGCGCTTGCATAAACTTAATAGCATCTTCGATTTTGATGCTTAAACTGCCAATGATAAAGTCAGGGGCATTCTCTCTGCGTTTGAACATAAACCCATCCGCAAAGACTTTTTCTTTTTGATCGCTCATTTTTAAAATTTTAGTTGTGATTAAATAGACACGGATTCTTCAATCCGTTTAACAATATTGTAATAGTCGCTGTCGGTAGCAACTTTTTTGCCTATGCTTTTAATAGCATGAATTAAATTTGGGCGTGCCACCGAATATCCGCACTCCTCGCAGTAAGATATAATATCTACCTGTGCAATGTTCCTGATATGGCAAAGGTAATAAAGTAGATACCTTGCATTCACAATATCTAATTTTTTAGTCTTTTCCCACAAGTCACGTTCACGAATGCGATATAATTCGCATACCTCTTTCACGTATTTATCAAAAATTGTTTTCTTCATAATTTTAAAGCTGTTTGTATTTTAGCGCAATCGCAAATATCTTTTATACACCCTACGTCTTGTACCATGTGTTCGCAGTTCAATGCTTTTAATTTGATGTATTCATGGACTATGTTCTCAAATTTAAACTTCTCCATGTCTGACATCGAATCTAAGCGCAATTCTAATGCGTCTATGAGTTCTGTTACTTCCAACTCGTTTGCGTCAATGTGAACGTTTATATACATGCTATTTTATTTTAGTTAATGTAATATCGTAATCTTGTGCTGCTGCCGGGTCGCCACCGTGATACGGTTTGCAAAGGAATAGCGGGAAATAAGAACCTATTTCTGGGAAACCATTTATGCTTTTAAATATAGTTAAATTGTCGCTTACAGATGAACGAGTATGACATAAAAAAACATAAAACTCAACAAAGTTAATCCCTTTGCCACTTAAAAGAATAGGCACCGTAAACGGCTCAATAAATGTGTGGACATAATTTGTCTCCGAATAACAGCATAGCTCAATCATATTATTTTCCACAAATCGCCATCCGATTCTTTCCGACCGTTTTCTTGGATTTAAAAGCCCAAATCCAATCAGCTTATTGTAATAATCCTGCTCAGGCTGTATCTCGTCAAATTCAATACGTACTTTGTACATACCAAAGTGTGATTCTTTGAGTAAAATTGGCATCAATTGTGAGTAATGCCTACCTTTTCTTATTTTGAAGTTCATTTTCATTTCGATTTTAAAAAGTTTCCAATCGTATCAGTTGTAATCAAACTAACGGTGCTATTTATTTCGTAAGGCTTAGGCCCCTTAATCGGAATACTTAAATCAGTAACCTTTAAGTTATCATCAAAAGAAATGAGATGAGTAGCTTCAAGAATATAAACATCACTGCCATGCTTCTTAAAAAGTCTTTTGCCTTCATTGATAGCATCGTTTAAATTGTCGTGTAACTTCGATGGCGCACTCGCACCGACCACCATTACTGCATATTTTTTATCCATTGTTTTTTAGTTTATTAATTTCACGTTCTAAATACCATTTTGCTTTTTCAAGGTCTTCTAACTCATCGCCTTTCTTCCCGGCACGTGAGATGTATTTTAAGCAGTTCCCTAAATTAAATCCTACATTCCATGCTTCAATGACTTTTATGGCTTCATAGGGGTTGTCAGCACCGCCATAATGATTTGGATGGTTGATTTTGGACGTAGATTCAATTAACTCAAATGTTTGTTTGGGGTCATTGGAATTTGTGCATTTGTATTTTTTATCTACTGAATGAGCGCAACGTTTATTGCCACAAATTTCACATACTTTTAAAGTTGGTTCATTCCAAAGTATAGGTATTGACCATAGTTTTGTTTCATTGTTAAATGTTGAAAAATAGGTTTTGTCTTTATGTCTAAATTCAATTGACCTGCTATAACTATAATCAGCAATAGGGTTTTCATTTGATATATCTATGGCAGCTTGCCATGCTTGGTCTAATGTCATTTTTAAAAAGGTTCTTTAGTTGGTTCAAAATAATCAATTAACATATCAAGTACTCGCTGCCAGTCTAAAAATAACTGCAAATGCCTTACCTCCGCTTCTCTCGCTTTAGCAATCACCTCAGCTTCTTTTTTCTTCCCATCAACGTACTCAATCAATTCATACACAGGTACACTACTCTCAAGCCCATGCGCTACCTGAATCAACTGCTCAATCTCAGGAGTAGAACTTTGCGTACATAAGAATGTGAGAATTTTGTGTTTGTTGGTGTTCATAATATTTGGTTTTCAAACTTAATAATACAATCAAATAAATAGTGCGCAACCGTAGGGTTAACAGCATTGCCTATTGACCCAACTCTGTGTGTCCAATATCGAAACCCATCACCATTTCGAATATCTTTACTCGGTCTGATTTCGTGAATCCTTTTTGACAAAGAATATCCATCATTCTGATTTGATGACCACTTTCTAAATACCGATTTAAAGGCTCTATGTTCGCAAATGTCGCTTTGTAGTCCGATTTCGTTGGGGTAGGCAATAGCGTATAATCTTTCTCTTTTGTGTGGGTATCCAAAAGCGATGTTTGATATACATTGCCATTCGACATTATACCCGATTTCGGAAAGGTCGCATAAGACCTGTTCGAATCCTCGAATAAGCAAAGCTGGAGAATTTTCAATGATTGCGTATTTTGGTCTAACACACCGAATAATTCTAAACATTTCACTCCAAAGTCCGCTTCTTTCTCCTTTAATACCTTCCATTTTTCCCGCAACGCTGATGTCTTGACATGGAAATCCCCCACTAATAATGTCAACATATCCTGGATTTTGCATTGTTCTAATGTCTGCGTACTGTTCACTTTTACCAAATTTATTTAATAATACATTTCTTTGATATTGTTCAAATTCACAATTCCAAATAGTTTCAATGCCGGCACGTTTTGCGCCTTCTTCAAAACCACCTATTCCTGAAAATAAAGACCCGTGCGTCATCGCATCCGCTTTTGTGCATCCAAAACCATTTCATTGATTTCATCAAGCGATTTATAAAATATATGCTCAGGCACTACCTCAGCGTATTTGACGATACTTTCTTCTTTATAGCGTATCAACACCTTACAGAAATTATCTTTGCTTACAGCCCCTATAATGTGACCTTTCTTAACTTTGTCCTTGTACTGGAATACAATCTGCTCCAACGATACGTCTTTTTTCTTTCTCTCTACACCCTTATCTACTCTTTGTAGCTTCGGCAGCGGCTCCACGCCAAGCAAAACTCTTTTCTTGTTCATATACCTTCGCTTCGCAAGCTCCGACTTCCGCGTAACTTCCCTCTCATCATACTTCTTGCACTTAGCGCATAGCATCTGCACCGTAGGCAGATACTTCTCGTCAATACACGTAGCATTTTTGTACATAACCATCGGTATATTGGTGTGCTGCGAGATTTGCCACTTTAACCGTTGATTCTCAATTTTATGCTGATCGGCAATGGTTTTAATCTTTATCATAAAGCGTCTCAATGTATTTGCGGCACTCTTGCACCCGTTTCTCAATAGATTTTACCATATCTTCATCATATTTGATATTGAACCGTATCACCCTTTTCTCGTCTTTGAAATCATCAAAAGTGTGGTTTCTTTCAATCTGCGCATACTCCTTGTCTTCAAGTGCGACATATTCACCAGTTCTCCACTCAGCATTCTTAATCGCTTGCGCTTTTAAATGCTCAGGCGTATTCATCAGGCAGTAGCAAAGCTCTGCATCCTCCATATCCGGATAAATCTTTCTAAGCAATTCTAAGTAACATTGTAACTGATACTCGTAGCCTTTATCTAACTTATTAAATTTGACCTTAAAGAAGTTGAATATATCCCAGCTACATTTTACGTCCATTACCTTTTTGTGGTGAATAACATCGGGCGTACCGATTAAAAATTCATTCTCAAAGGTTTCTTCATTCTTATCATAGAACTCCTCGTCGAGCCTTGACAGTATAAGTATTGCAGCATCCTCCATTATAACACCTTTATCAAAATATTTGGTATGTACTTCTTTGCGCCTGCCTGTCTCGTGTTCTATCCATGCCATACGGCATCTCGTCTTGCACGTATCTCCTAATTCTTTATCAATACCTTGTGCAAGTAGTGACTGTAAATCTTTGATGGTTTCCTTTGTCGCTTCAAGTCTTGCAGTATATTGAGCTTTGCGCACTACCGCTTTATCTGAACATCCTGCAATTTTTACCATCAAATCGCTACTTAATGATAATGCATCTGCCAGCTTCTCAGAATTGGACTTACCAACGCTTTCAGTCATTATTTCACCGCACCAACTTGGGTGCGCCTTAAACCAATATGCCCTACCCATTTTTTCCTCCTTTTAGTATCTCATTTTTGCGGTTTACACCGAGCTTCTTAAATTCATCAGTCACCTCCGAACTTTTGTTCAGTAGTTTAATCTTTGAGCTGTACTCTTTGCCCTTAGCTGATAACTCTTCCAAAGTCGTACACTTTTGCAGGTCAAGGTAGATTTCTCTCAAAAAAGTTTTGTCCTCATCAGGTAGCTCCTGCACCTCCTTAATCTCAAAACTCGCTTGCTCCATTTGCGCCCTGTTAATGTCCTTGCCGAATAATTTACCAATGTGGTCGGCAGCATCTTTGATAGCATAAGACTTGGCCGAAGGTAATGCCATCTGCACCGCAGCACTCTTAATTTGATTGAAGTCAATAGCCCCGGCACCTGCATCTGTCTGAAGTGGAGCAGCACCTACACCATCAAATGCTTTCTTGTCACCATTTGGGTACTCTAAATGCAGCCTTACGTGTACAGAGACACTATTAGCTATTAATTTATAGTCGATAACTTCTACGCTCCACGTCGGGAAAAGCCAGTTCAGAAGACTCTCAGTAACGTTAATCGGGATATACTTTGCAGGAACGAATTGCCCGGCCGCATTTTTCATTTTCACAGTTGGATGGTCTTTAAGCCATTCCGCTTTAGGCGGTGCATTCAGCAAGGTCATAATGCCCTGTAACTCATTTGTCCTTTCTACGTCGGCATAAATTTGCTCTAACGTTGGTAATGTTTTGCGCGTTACCGCTTTTTGATCGCTCATTGGTTATTTTTTATATTGTTAATAATTTCGTTCATAATACTGCGCTTTGCAGCATCAATATCGCCTTCATGCTCCTCAATGGCAGACATTTTTTTCTCCTTACTCGGCATTTCTGCCAGCCCTAAACTTATAATCACATCATAATAAAATAATGGGACTTGCTCAACAGGCGTATTTTTAATAAAGTTCAAAACATACTCTGCCGTCTTCGGCACCATATCTTCCTTTATAAAATTATCGAAGTCGGTCATTGTTCGTGGATTTTGTGAAATTTTTTGTTTAATTCGTACCAAGTGTCAAAATCTTCCCATATAAATGCTGATTTAATTGGGCTTATTGGATATTTACCAATTTTAGAAATTGGACTTCTATCTTTTACTATAAGTTCAGCAATAAAATTATCTGCAATTTCTTTTGTGAATAGTCCTTTCTCCACCATTTCATCGGCAAATTGCTGCCATGTGTATTCTGAATAATCTTTCATTGTTCAATTTTTTAAAGTGAATTAAAAGCCGTTTTTGCCCGGAATTAGCATCGGATGACGGCAAACCGCTATTGCGTAAGTGGTGTTATAATTTAGATAATGCACCCATAAGTATATAAAAGGAAACTCCAACTCCAAATGAACTAATCATTGCCAGTAAATATAACTTTTTACTATAAGAATTATAAGCAAAATATGCATTAAGAATCAATAAAAAAATAGGTATTAAAATAGAGTTCATATCGTTAAATTTAAAAGTTAATTAATTCGTATCGGTTGTCAAATAAGTATTCCATAGCCTTCTCGTAAATATCGTTATACAATTCTTCATACAGTTCCTTTGCAATGTCATTCTCGGGCTTAAAATCGCTTTCCCACATTACAAACGGGAACTCCATTTTTTGAAAGCCTAAGCTGATTATTTCTATTTCTTCAATTTCACGATCTGAAATAGGCTCAAAATCCGTCGTAAACTCAGCTTTAATAAATGCTTTAAACTCGCAATCTTCGGACTCTATCCAAAAATGCCTTTGTATTTCGATTTCGTGTTTCATTTTAATGTCTTTTTAAATTCTTGCCAAAGATTAAATTCTTGTTCGGTTAATAGGGATGGTTCGATATCTTGAATGTATAATTTACCGTCGATTGAAAATATACTTCCGTCGTTTAGCTCGATTGGATATTCTTTTTTTGAATTAAATTCAGATATTTCAAATTTGCCACCATGAAAATACACCGTCTGCCCTACATAGAACTTTGGCGCAGGTTTGGGTTTTTCTTTAAGAAATGATTTAATGGTTTCTTTTAGAGTTTCTAAATCATGACCAATCGTGTAAAATTCACCATCGCTAACTCTTTTAATTTGCCATTCATACTTATCATTTATTATAA